AACGTTCCTGTATTTAAACCTAACTGTTGGCCAGTTACATCTACTAAAGTATTTGCATCTAGAACAGCTGTTCCTAGGCTTAAATTTGCTTGAACACTTGGTAATACTACGTCTGGGCCTGGATCAACTACACCTTCTCCAACATTGATTTGATTACCAGTTACAGGTACGTTTGCAATACCACCTACGACTACGCTTCCAGGATTTTGTGTTGCTAAACCTATTCCTGTTATTGAAGCAAAAGTTATATTATCTATTGATTCATCACCTTGAGCAATGACTAATGCATTTCCAGTTAATGTTAAATCAGCATTGGCTTGAATTGATAAAGTTCCTAAATTTAAATTAACTTGTTGACCAACTAATGATTCGTCTGGTTCTGGATCAACTGTTCCAACTGTCCAATTTAATTGTTGACCTGAAATAATAGGTGTTACACTTACATCAATAGATTCATTACCTAATGATAAATTGACTTGTGAACCTGTTAATGCAACGGTTTGAGAAATACCTGTAGTACCCCAATCTTGAGCACCCCAAGCAACCCTTCCCCAACCTGAATTAATTTCTGTTGTAAGAGATACTGAACCGTTTGCAGAACTTAACTGTTGACCAGTTACAGTTATATTGACGTCAGAATTTTCATTCCAAGCGTTTTGTCCCCAATAGCCTATTCCGTATTCATTGGCCATAGGAAGTTACCTCCTATGCGTTACCAATTCTAAGAATTGCTGCTGAAGTTGTGAAAGCTGGGAACTGAATTGTAAAAGTTCCTGATGTTGCTGTTTTGTCTGAACTAAAATCTAATACTGCAACTGCTGCGTTTGAGTTTGAAGTATTGTAGATCAAGGCACCTCTAGCTGTCAAAGTTACACCAGTAAAAGATAAATCAGCAAAGTCTACAATTGCAACACCTGATGCAACTGAAGTACTTGGATTTGGTTTTACTAATGCCCCACCACCTGCTGTGTATGCACCAGAAGCCGAAACTTCATTTGTTGATGTATAAGCTGTAGTAGAAGAATTTAACGTTGCAGAAGAAGTGTACAAAGCAAGTTTAAAATTGTCGCCACCAGAAAATTGAAATTTATGTCCACCTTCTAGTACTTGTTTTTTAAAACTATTTGCAACTGCTTGTGTTATCGCCATGTATTACTCCTATTGTGTTTGTCGAAGTCTAGGTGAACCATCTTGGTATTCATCTCGTCTTCTTCTTCCCATTTGTTCTATTGAGAAACCTTTTGCTGCATCAGCATATTTTTTCTCATAAAGCTGAATCATGTCAGCTGGACCTTTTAAAAATCCATATGCTTCAATTAAGCACGCATACAATAAGCCATTTGGGAACTCCGTACTTAAGTATGTAGTCGTATTACTACTAGATAATCCAACTGGTTTCAAGATATAATTTATCTGCATATTGTAATTTTGATCAGGTGTTGGGGCCAGTACAATAGTACTTTCATCCCAATAACTGTAGTATTTAGGTAATCCTTGTACGCCTGTCGGATTATATTCTGATATGAAACTTGTATCTCTATACTCTAAAAAAGATCTACTTGAGTTATTTGCACCACCTGTAGAATTAGTGATTTGGGCTGATCTAATGATTAAAGTATCATCATTAATCAAAGGAGTATTAACATATCTTTGACCTGCAACGATGTCAGCTTGTGCATATTTTCTATTGTTGTCTGAATCTATGTCCCTGTTAATTTTCCATTCAGCATCTAAAATAAAGCCATCAATAATAGTAGATGTAAAAACATTTGAATCTACTTCAGTATAATCTCTAATCTTTTGTACTAATTCTGCGTATGTCATATTAAGCCTGTAAGTTTACTGGACCAGCCGAGCAACCGTTTCCTCCTCCACTAATATTTCCAGAAGCTGCAGTGTCACTACTTTGAAAATAAAAATAATTACTTGTATTTGATATATTACCACTAGAATCTATTTTTCCAACAGTAATCGTGAATCCTGAAGCATTTGAAATATCTGTTACTCCATCGAAAGAAGGAACATCACTATATCCTGTTGCAGATGTTGCTCCTCTAAATCTTACTATGTTACCAGTAGATCTTCCGTGATTTGGTGAATAAACATTTATGTAAGTATTTCCAGAATACTTAATTGTTTGAAAAGGATTAGTTTGTAATAATATTAATACTGGAGGTTCAACTCTAGCAGGTCTTGCTTTTGGTAATCCTTGTCCATCTGCTTGTGTTGGCTTTGGTTCTAACTGTGGATGTTTAGGATCTACTTCTGAATAGTGAACAAATAAACCATCCCATTGTGTAACCATTTCATCATACGGAAAGGCCATTCCACTTTGATCTGATATTGCTTGTGCATATTTTCCTCTAGATAAAGTTGCCATAATTAAACACTCGGATAATAAGTTTTAGGTGTTATGAAAGAACTAGATGAAGAACCATCTTCAGCTAAAGCTCTTTGTAATTCATCTTCATATAATAATTTTAATTCTTGAGTTCTTTGTGGAGCTCTTTTGATTGCTAAGTAATAAGCAAGTCCTGCACACATACAAGGAACAAATCTATAAGGTACATCAGTTGCATTCGTATAATTACCAACGTCTTGAATTCTTTTTACATAATAATAGTTTATGTAATTTCCAGCTTGGGAAGATCCTGGAGTTGTATATAAAGTAATTGTAATTTTATCTATGAACCTTTGAACAAAATATTGTGTAGGTTGTCCTGTAGCTAATTTATTAGAAAATGCTTGATAAGCAGATCTATTTATTTTTGTAAGTGGAGTATCAATTGGATTACTAGGAGTAGATATATTTCTATAAGATGCTTCTAATACATCATCTACACCATAAACAGCAGTTGTATCAGATGTTCCATCTGAAGTAGAACGATACATAGTATATGTATTTTGTCCATTTACTAATGTAAGATTATTATTTGCTACTTCCCAATAATGCAAACCTCTATTAGCCCATTCTTGAAAAAGAATGTTTAAAGATCTTCTAGCGGATTGAAGATCATAACCTGCATTTGGTCTTAGCCCTATTCTTTCATAAGATTCTTCTATGATCTCATCAATAGAAAAATTCTTATCAAAAATATATGTACCTGAAGTAGTGTTAGCCATTTAGCCTCCTACTTATCTAACAATACAGTTACTGTTCCTGTTAACGAAGAAATACTCATTCCATTTTCAAATAACACTCCATCTTCTGGAATGTTAAATGCAAAAACGTCACCTGCTGGAGCATCTGCTTGAAAGTATGTAGTAGCTGTTCCACCATTTACCAATATAACAGAACCTGCTTCTGTAGAATTAGGTGCACCAAGAATAATTCCTCTTAATCTTGTTCTTCCAGCAAATACAACACCTGTTGTGTTTCTTCTTATTGCTTTAACATCTGATTTCATTTTTATCTCCTAAATTTTAGGAGCTCCCGAAGGAGCTCCTAATTAATTATTAACTTACTGCCGCACTAAACGGAGTTGCTGGTGTTCCAGTACATCCTGAAGTCACCGATACTTTCCATTTACCTGAAGCAAGAGCTGTACAAACAATCTCTGCATAAGTTACACCACCTGTTGTACTACCATTTAAAGTAATAGTATCAGATGTTGAAGCTGTTTCAAACCCAACAACGTTGTCAGATGTGTCATCAATAAATAATGCACTTCCAACCATAACATCAGTTGAGTTTGCAACTTGCACAACTAAATTTCCAGTCTTTGTAATAGACGAGAAAATTGTAAAGGTTGCACCAATGTTACTTAAGTTATTTAAGTCTGCTCCTGGTCCTGCAACTGCAGAATCAGAGTTAGCATTGATTGCTGGTAATGTGTAAGTTACTGCGCCTGCTGCATCATTGTGAACAATTTTTCCTGCGTGAGTTCCAACTGTTAAAGATACACTAGCGTCAGCATCTACAACGTTACCTGGTCCTGTATTGTAAAATCCATTTTTAGATATTACTGGACCTTGAAATGTAGTGTTTGCCATTTTATTATCCTCC